CTTTTAAGGTTATTGTTCCCCATTTATTTATTTGTGGTTCACCTTGTAGAATATCTAATACTGTAACGGAGATTATACCAAAATCTCCGTTACTAATAAATTTGTTTTTAGGAAACATTTGTTTAGATAAACGACATTTACATTTAATTATTGTATCTTCTTGATTTTGTTCCAAAATATTACCTCCTTATTGTTCTTCCATTCTCCTATCACTTTGTAAAATTAAAGTCCCATCTTCTTTAACTTCTATTATTCTTTGAACACTATGTTGATAAATTGAATTTTTATATCTTTTTGGTTTAAATATATCTCCTCTCCTAAATCCTGTTACCAATATTAGTTCTGATCTCTTAAACCATCCATTTTCCAATATTATTTTTTTCATTTTTCCTTTATCATCTATTCCAGCATCTTTAGATATTGTTTTATCATAAAATGAAAATTGTCCTGAATAAAACTTCAAGGTTACAACACCTTCAGGAGTCAATATAGTAACAGAATGTTTATTTTTATCTCTATCTAAAACAGTTCCTATAATTCTATCTAATTGAAACTTAGGATATTGTAAACCTTTATATTTCGTAAAACCAACAACAATAGGTTCTTCAGGTAAGGAATAAAAATCAACTATCCCATATTTCTCTTTATTAACATTTGCTAATTCATGTCCAGATTCTTTACTATAAAAATTCATACTCTCCATTTCCCATGAACTGATATTACCTTGCATACATTGATTTTTAATATTTTGAAAAATAATATCTGTATATGTTTTTACACATTCCTCAGTAGTTATCCATTTATTTAATTGAATAACTTTATTTTTATAAATAGATTCAAATGAACCTTTACGTGATGTTCCTAATGCTATAAGTAAATAACCTTCATCATTATATTTATAATCTTTATCTTCTTGCATATCATTTGCAAAATATTCTAAGAAAAAATTATTTGCATGTTCAGTATTTTCTTCATTAAATTCATCATATAATTTATACCATATAATAGATTTTGTTTGCTTATCTTGAATTTTCTTCATGCTTGTTAAATATTCTCTAAAATTATAATATTTTAATTCTTCTTTTAATTTAGATGGTACTATTCCTAATTCAGCTATTTTACTAATATCTTTAGAATTTAGTTTTGTTTTAGATGGATTCAATAATCGTAAATAATCTTCTAATATTTTTTCTCTTGGTTTATCTTCTATTTTATCGAATGCTCCTGCTTTAATTAACATAATAGTTTGACCTTCTGTTACTAAAGATTTCATTTGTTTTTTGCCAGTTTTTAGAGTCACTTCTCTTTTTACTAAGACTAATCTTTCATGAAAATCCTTTAAACTTGTGTATGGTCTATTTTGCATAATGGTTTGTGCTGTTTCATTATTAATCTTCATAATACCTTTAAATCCAAAAATAATTTCATTATCTTCTTCATTAGGTAAAAATCCTTGTTCAGCTTTATTAACATATGGTAATGAGATATTGATATCTTTGGCTTGTAGTTTGCCAATAGCTTTTGCAATTTCTCCATAGTTTGTGTTTCTTTCTTTTGTTTCAATATCAGAATCGTCGCATGTTTCTCTGTCAACTGCTCCTGATTCTACCATCAATACTGCTGTGTTCCAGTAAATAGAAGGATAATAATAAACTAGATTTAATTGTTGAATAAGGATATATGTGTACTCAATCCCATGCAACAAACTAAATCCGTAGCCTCTTTGCATTGCGATTTGAACATCCCAAATATAATCCAAAAGATTTTTTGAAGTATTTAATTCTTCACCTTTCTTGTATAACAATTTATGTGCTTTCTCAAACACATCACCAACTTTTTTTGCTACTCCTTTTCGTAAAATATTACTTTCTACTACATTGAAATTTGCAATATTTTTGTCCATAGATAACATCATCATACCTTCTTGAGTAGAACACACTCCATAGTTTTTAAGTAAATGTTTCTCTATTATTTTTATTTCTTTTTCAGTTAATTTAAAATTGTTCATGTCTTTATACCATTCATCTATATTTAACTTGTATCGTACATACATATCTAATGGTTGTTCTTTCCCATCTTCACCCATAAGTCTCATGAGATTGTTTGCATCAGTTGCTTCCAACAAATTTGTAGGTTTAATCATTTTTACCGCTTTTTCACCAACAGGAGAGTCAAATTGAAATGCAGATATTAATTCACCATTATTCAATATATTCCACATTTCAATTGATTTTGTATCTATTACGTCTGGATGTAAATATTTATCATATGTTTTTCTTAAACTACCTTGCCATTTTATTTTATTATTTTTCACTAACATTTCTAATGTTAATTGTATCATTGAACAAGTTTTAGTGTTTAAAAAATCATATTTTAGATTTCCACAAAATTCAGAATCGTGTAATTCATAGGCAGAAATTAATTCTCCACTTGGGGATTTCATAATAGAATTGTATTTTGTGAATTCTTCATTTACTATAATTACACCACATGGATGCGAGGAGCGTTTATTTATCAATCCTTCAATGCCCAATATAACATTTAATAAATTTTTATCTGTATATTCTGATACCATATTTCTAAATTCGGTTATAGGTTTTCTTCCTTTTTCTTCGTTTCCATAAAAGCAATCATGTATGCTCCATACTTTGCCTCTTTCTATAGGCACTAAACTACTTAAATATAATGCAACATCATTATTGATATGCAATCCTCTAAACGCAGTTTGAATGGCCGACTTTGAAGTTTCAGTCCCGAATGTTGAAACTCTTACTATATCTCCACCTATAGAATTATAATAATTTTGTATTTTCTGAAATACAACATCTTTTTTATGAGAACTTACATCTATGTCAATATCCCTTTACACCCTCGGTTTCCCGATACTTTAACACTCATTTAAGAGTGGGACTGGACTATATCTTCTATTTATTAAAATAAATAGTGATGGCACTTGGGAATGGTGCTAATCTCCACTCCTACTCTACTCACACATTAATGTGTTTTCGATAGTCTCTACACCTTTCTTTTCCTTGCTCCAGTAATATCCTTTATATTTAGAACATGTTTTTAATGCTTTATATAATTCATTATGTCCTTTAATATTTAAATATTGCAGAGCACATTTAACACTATTGAATTCGTTTATTAAAATAGTCATTTTTTGGTCAACATATTGATATATATTTTTACCATTTAATGCATTTTCATCTTTCATTCCATACATACCATTTTTTTCACCTAAAGTTTTTCCTTTGCTGTTTATACTCATATTTATTTTACTAATTTCTGTATGATGCTTACCATACATTCCATTATTTTCTCCTTTAGTAACAGCACTTATTTTATTTCTAAATTCTTCAGATGAATATTTATATTTATTTTTATTGGTGTTTCTAGTAATTTTCATTTTATATTTAGAAAAGTCTTTGTGGCTTTTGCCAAACATTCCATTATTTTCACCTTTAGTTAACTCACTCATTTTCTTTTTAAAGTTTGATTTCTCTAATTCAGTTCGTCCAGAATAGGTGTCTCCACCCTTTCCACCTACATGAATATTATAAAATTCTTTACTATTAATGGCATTATAGTATTGTATGAAATATTTCTCTTTTTCATTAAGTTCTTCTTGTGAATATGCATAATCCAATATTATTCTTTTAAAATTTTCTTTCCCATATTTTTTAATAGCTAATTGGATCACCTTTCCACTTCCAAGATAATTATCATCAAATTTAATATGCTGACCTATGTACTTTTTATTATTTATTTTATTTATTGTCATATATACGAATCCAACTGGTATTATATTATCACACCCCCTATTAATTAAAATAGGAGCAAGGAAAAGACTTGGCACGGTATTATCAGCTATCTGTTTAAGCGAACAGACCTTAGATTCTCTTAGTCAGCTACTTCGTCTATGGACTTACTAAATAATTAGTAAGGCTTATTATCTCCTTGTAAGGTTTCAATAAGCAGTCTTATTCAACTGATACCGTTAGCATAGTTTTTAAGCTATACACCTTTTAGCAAAGTTCACCATCAATCCCCAATATTTTTTAGGGTAATCTGGACGTTCTGCTGAAATGAATCTCCAATGAGGCATTTCAATTCCTTGTTTCAATGGGTTAATTTGAGTAATTCCTATTAAATAATCTATTATAAATCCTCCAGCAGATCCACGTCCAGGGGCAACAATACTTTCTGCTTCTTCCCATATAATGTCAATATTTTTTTTCATTGTAATAAAGTAACTGCTAAAAGGTTCATCTTTAGCTTCACTGGAACCAATTATTTCTTTACATTCAACATCTATTCTTTCAAATGTTTCTTCATATTCTTCCTTTTTTATTTTATTGTTTACACCTTGGAGGATTAAACTAATTAAATATCTATCATAAATCTCTTTTGAATTTATCATTGTATTTATGTGTTTATAATGTTTACTATAAGATTCTAATTCTTTGTTTTTGTACCAATTAGATTCTTTTTCTAATTTAATCTTAGGTATAATTTGTTTATGTTCAAATTCATATCCTACAATTTTATCAGTAATTTCTTTAGTGTTTAATATTGCTTTTTCAATATCTTCACTTTCTAAATAATCCATATTTTTAAATATTTCATCTATAGTAAAGAAATAAGTTGTGCTA